GGAAGAAGCCCAATGTCTTCATTGTTATCGGTTGATAGTCCTACTTCAGACCCAGACTTGAAAGCGTCTTGATCTAGTTCTTTAGTTCCGTCACGAGATTTTATAATCAGCGTTCCTTGAACAGCTTTTGATGTAAGTGCCATTCGGTAAGAAGCTAAACGGTTTACTTGGGGTATTACGTGGCGAAGGGCTGAAAAGATACTATCGCCAATGTCTTCGATGCCTGGAATCTCTCGTGTTCCGTCAATCGTGTCTTTTAGGCTGTAATTCATTACGCCGGGGTTATTACCGATAAGCCGTATAACGACTGGGAAATTTACAGCAAACGTATCTGTGGGCTTCTTTGCGTACTGGTTATCGACAATAACGCAGTTCATGCGTTTGCCTTTTTCAGTCCAGTAGTAATCAACCACACGGGCTAACTCATCTTCGTCATCTGCGTAACTTTGAGGTGAGTCTTCTAGGTCAAATACAAATTTGGGATACTCTTCGCGAATATCTTGTCGTGACCTTTGAGTAACGATTGCTGCCCATAAAGGCTCGCCACGGCCTTTTTCAAACACTAAGTTACGTGGATCAATAGGAACAATATCTGGCAGTGTTTCGCCTTGTGCGTCTTTTATTAGGACTGAACGAGTGCCAATCCATCCTCCACGAACAACAGCATTCCACGCATTTTCGCCCTGTACAGTAGAGTTCATGCCACTGTTTTGCAGCCGCTCATCTGCCATTTCTAGAATACCGATACACCAGCGTTCGTATGCGTTGTTCTTGTCTCTAAACTCTTCGCTGTCAGCATCGTCTATAACACGGACGATTCGTTCAGCGTAGCCCACACCATTAGATACTTTGCGCGCCAGCACTTTTGCAAAGTTGGTGGTTATCGCATCTTTTTCTTGGATACCTTCTGTAGCAATAGGAACAAACGCAGTGTTCTTCCAGCCCCAGTCGTAATCGCTATCCATGAAAGCTGTTCGCTTTTCAAAGACCTGCTCTTTGCGGTCAACCTTATTCAGGATACGCTCAATAGAGCGTTGGTCTTTTTTGGAAACCATTACTTATTATTTCCCATGCGTCGCAATCGTTCTTCTCTTGTAATCACATTGATCTTCTTAGCTTGATTGTAGGCTTCTTTACGCATTTGCCACGCTAATCCAACAGCCATTGGGTAGTCATCGTGCGTTCCAACCATGCCTTCAATTCGTCCATCTTTGTCAGGGTTTCTGATTACTGAGGAAAACTGATTTAGTCCAGGCTTGCTTGGAATAATAATTAATCTATCACGAACAGATTCAATCAATTCACCCCACAAAACCGTTCTTGTTCTAGCATCTGTACGCCAACCAAACTTGCCAGATGGCTTACCTTGAGCGTTTCTTCGTTCGTATATGCGAGGGTATTTGAGTGACTGTGCTTTTTTCAAAGTCAACTCACCCCAATCGTTGTCTTCAATAGCCCATATTGGGTTTTTATAATCTTCTAATAGATTGACAGATTCCATTGCAAAATGTTCTGGGGCAATCGTATTCGAGTAAATATCGGCAACAACGTATCCGGTTTCAACGTCAATAATAGCAGTAACAGAATAATCTGCGCCAGTTCCGTGGGCTGTGTCACTGCCTGCGGCGTACCGTTTGCCGACTACGTGCTTCTGGTAGATATTTGCCACACCGTTTCGCGTTTCGATTGGCAATTTGATGTCAAGTTGCATTGATTCAATAGCATCGATATCAAACGCTGCCATCACTCTTGACGGTCGTAATGCTTCTTCTGCTGTTTCTGGGTGTTCTTGCTCCATGTAGAGTTCAGGAGACATACCGTCAGTAACAGGTGCTTCTCTTTGCACACGGTCATACCATGCTTGGTCACGATCTGGCCTAGACATCCAACCATTGAAAATATTCTTGAATCCATTTTCAGGAGCGCGCCGATGAATCTCTTTGAATAGAGTTCCAGCCTTCTTTTTATTGACTGTGGAACATTGAATGAGTTGTCCACCTTGGTCAATAGTCGGCTTGATTGCGGCGTAGTTGAGATCAAGATTATCGTGGAAATCAGCCTCATCTTGAATAACCAAGGTAGCTGTTTGACCACGACCAGCTTTTTCCGTAGAAGGAAGGGCGGTAATCTGTGACTTCATGGAAGGGAATTCCATGGTGGTGTCGTTATCTCTGCCAAGCCCTACTTTTAGGTGTTGAGGGAGATTATCGTGAACAATTCGTGCCTTATTCAGAAACGCTACAGACTCAAGCTGCCCTTGAGAGAACGCCAGTACGTTTGCGCCTTCTTGGTACATGGCAGTCCAGAGGGCATAAGACGCAAGTATCCACGAAAAGCCCAACTGTCTGGATTTCAAGACGTTTATGAGTCGCTCCGTATCAAGTTCTTTGCAAAACTGGATTAGATAGTCCCACTTTTCAAACTTGATAGTGCCACCACGGGACGTTGCGGTTGGTGGTTCGAGAATTTGCACATAATCGAGGAAATCTTCAAACGACCTGGAGGCTAAAGCGAGTTCTATGTCTTGAAGAGTGACTGTTTTAGTTGTCATGTTGTGTGTTTTTGGGCTTATCGGAGCAATATTTGCAGGTATCAGTATTTTCTACTGCTGCGTAGATGCAGCCGTTCTTGCACAGGGTAAAGCGAGTGGGCTTTTGATCGGGATAAAAGTGCATAGGGCCATCAAGACTCCTCAATTCAGCACCTCTACGTCATTTTTCACGGCATTTTTTGCTGAAAGTTCTTGATGAGTGGCGCGAAGTTGCTCAAGTGAGAACTCTTGTAGTTCCGACACATCGTGGGTGGTGTGGGTTTCCACTTGATCTACAAACATTCTGAGTGATTTGCCTAGAAGTTCGAGTGCCCTGATCTTATCGCTGTCTTTTTCCGCGTCTTCAGCCATGTCGTACAACCCTTTAAGGACGTACATGCGGTTGATCTTGTCTTCTGCGTCCTTAAGAGCCTCTAATCGGAGTATCTCATTAATAACAATCGGACTTTTCATGAGGCGGGAACCAGAAACGTCCGCACCATTTGGAGAATATCCCGCTGCAATCGCTGCCGTACTTTGCTTGCCAGTCCTCACGTATTCACGAGCAAATAACTTGCGTCGCATCTCGTGATGATCTGCCGCAACCGATTTTTTAGCCAAAATTACTCTTCCTGTTTTATTTTGCTTATTGACACAACAATACCACATGCCTTACGGTAACTCGTGTTGGTACGTAGGCTCACAAGTTTATTTGTTACCCGCCGAAACGCAGTACATCTCTTGTGAACATGTATCAACAGCTGCTTCCGGCGGGTATTTTTTTGCCTAAAGGCAGTAAAGCAGGCGGCAATGCTTACGAACCGCAGAGCAATCTCAGGGAGTCCGACGGATTCCTAGACAAACTACATAGATCGAACTCAACACAGCAATCACACCAATGCAGTAAAAGACTGGCAACCGTTGAACCGTTGACCAGTGCCTATTTCGATCATAGGAAACTAATGCGGCTAATCCGTGCCTAAAAGAATCTCAAATGAGAACCTTTAAGGAGAGCAAAACTCGGAAGCCACTCAGGCTTCCTATCCTTCAGAAGCATCTGCAACAAAGTGGAAGATGCACCAACTTCCTGCCAGTTACTTCTTAGTCGCTAGCCTACCTGTCACTTTGTTCCTAGTCGCTACGCTACCTGTAGCTATTCACACCGTAGCCCCAAAGCGTAGGTGTTAATAGTGGCGTTAGTAACCCTTAGTAACAACTGTTAGTAACACTGTTAACAAGGTGTTATTAGGGAACTTCTTAGTTCAACTAGGTCACTCCAAGGGGTGAACCAGAGGACAGGCCAACTAGAAGAAAACCGAAAACTTGGTGCGCGATTTATGTGGCAAACAGAAAACTCGAAAACTGCTGTGTGATATTTGTGGGTTCACCACCACATACACAAACAACCAACACAAGACATACACCCCATCAACAACTACAACTAACAACACCACAATCATCACCATAGCCAACCACAGCCACCATCATCACAGCCACCAACAACAACCAAGCAAGCAAGCAAGTCAACCAAGTCGAGCCAAGCCAGCCTCGCGCGCCCGTCCTCTTCGTCGCCCGTGCGCCCAGGTGCGTCCTCTGAGCGGCATTTAGGGCAACGTCAGCCAGTCAGCCAGTCAGCCAGTCAGCCAGTCAGCCAGTCAGCCAGTCAGCCAGTCAGCCAGTCAGCCAGTCAGCCGACAATGGGCAACGCTAGCACGTCAACAGAGACGCGTGGAACGTCAGCATCTAAGCCAGCTAACAAACCACGACACCAGCCAGCTAGTCCACCGAATACAGCTAGCGCGTCGTTAACGGTCACCCTGGTAACCATTGGATAACCGGCAACGCTTAGATCATCTCTTATATGTACATTGGAGATATTCGTTTAGTTTGGTGGTTGACATGCTGTATATACGCCTATATGGTGACTACTAGCAACGCAACAAGTTATGGAGATAATACGA